ACAATACCAAATAAATTAACTCAAGCAAGACCAATTCAAGTTTGGATAAATCGACAAAGTGGCCAAAGAAGTGGTTCTTCTTCTGCGACTATTGCTTTCCCACAAATAAATGTATGGCCTACACCCGATCAAGGTACCGCAGATAATCCGTATTATGTTTTTTATTATTGGAGAATGAGACAAATATTTGATGCAGGTAACGGTATTAATGTTATTGACATACCATTTAGATTTTTAAATTGTATGGTAGCGGGTTTGGCTTATATGTTGTCACTTAAACTTCCTAACGCAGATCCTACTCGTGTAGCAGGATTAAAAGCCATGTATGACGAAGCATGGATGTTAGCAGCAGATGAGGATCGGGAAAAAGCACCTATTCGTTTTGTTCCTAGGGAGATGTATATAAATGGGTAATCCTTTTGCTAGTGCTAAAAATAGTATTGCTGAGTGTGATCGGTGCGGTTTTCAATATAAATTGACGGTTTTAAAAAAATTAACCATAAAAGCCACTCAAGTAAATATTAAAGTGTGCCCTGCATGTTGGGATCCAGATCAACCACAGTTGTTGTTGGGTATGTATCCAATAGATGATCCACAAGCAGTTAGAAATCCTAGGGTTGACAATACACATTTACAGGCTGGAAGAACGGGATTACAACTAGAAAGCGGATCTACAACAGCTTTAAATTCAGATGGGTTTCCATCAGGGGGTAGTAGAGTTTTTCAATGGGGATGGTACCCTGTGGGCGGTGCTAGAAGTTTTGATTCGGCATTAACACCGAACTTTTTAATTTCAACACCACAAATAGGAACTGTTACAATTACGATAAGTTAAGGGGGTAGTATGGATAAAATGCCTATGGTAAAAAAAGACGGCAAAATGGTTCCTGCTTTTGCTGTTGATGGTAAAGGCAAGATGAAAAAAGGTGGCGTAGTAAAAGCTGCTAAAAAAAGTAACTTAAACCAATTAATGAAAAAACACGGAAGAGGTATGGCTAAAGTTATAAATCAACGTGGTTCCTCAAGGAGAAGATATGGCTAAATTTTCTAAAATTATGATGGGTAAAGAAGTAGGTGATGCTTCTGTTTATGCTGAACCTCATACTATGGACGGTAAAAAATACGTGGCTAAAAAAATGAAAGATCCTAATCTTTTATCTGCCAATGAAATGACAAACCGCACAGCAATACCAAGAGTATCTATGGGTGATCCTGGTGCTGATAATACTAAGACAACTGGGATTAAAGTTCGTGGTACAGGTGCTGCAACTAAAGGACTAATGGCTCGTGGGCCAATGGGGTAAATTGTGACTTACGCAGAATTATTACAACAAATTCAAGATTATACAGAGAATACTGAAACTTCTTTTGTTAACAATATTCCTAATTTTGTAGAAGATGCAGAATTAGGGATTTACAATTCAATTCAGATTCCTAATTTAAGAAAAAATGTAACAGGTGTAACGAGTCAAGGTCAAAAGTATCAAAGTTGTCCTATTGATTTTTTATCTACATATTCTTATGCGGTAGTGGACACTTCTGGTAATTATGAATTTTTATTGAATAAAGATGTTAATTATTTAAGACAGGCATATCCTAACCCTAATGATGAAGGGATACCAAAACATTATGCATTGTTTGGTCCTGCTGCTCCAGGTGGAGTGATATCTGATGAATTAACTTTTGTGTATGGCCCTACACCAGATGCATCTTATACAGTTGAGCTTCATTACAATCATAGACCAGAGACTATTGTAACTGCTGGTACTACATGGTTAAGTGACAATATGGGAGATGTTTTGCTATATGGTTCATTAATAGAGGCTGCTGTGTATATGAAAAGTGAGCCAGATATGATGCAAAAATATCAAGAAGGATATGCTGCTGGTATGGCTCAATTAAATAGATTATGTACAGGTCTTGAGCGTGGCGATACGTATCGAGATGGTCAGGCAAAAATAGAGGTTAATCCATAATGGCTATAGTACAAGGACTAACGAATAGCTTTAAGTCTGATATTTTACAGGCGGGGCAGAATATTATTACAGAGACTTTGTATATCGCATTGTATACAGCAAATGCAGATATTGGGCCTGACACTACTGTTTATGTGACTGCTGGTGAAGTTGTTGGTACAGGATATACGGCTGCTGGAAATGTTCTTACTGGTGCAAGTATAGCCACATTAAATAATATTGTTTATGTTAATTTTAATAGTCCTCAATGGACATCTGCAACATTTACAGTAAGGGGTGCTCTTATTTATAATAGTAGCCAAAGCAATAAGTCTGTAGCGGTGTTGAATTTTGGATCCGATAAAACGGTATCTAATCAGACTTTTACAATAACTATGCCGACCAACTCATCAACATCGGCATTAATCAGACTACCACAGGGGTAAGAAATGGGTATAGAAAATTCAAGATCAAGTGAAATAGTTTCATGCAGTATGACAAAAGGATCAGGCAATACTGAAAAGTTAGTTGCTGCTGGTTACTTTAATGTGATCTGTTATAAAGAGAACGGAGATATTAAATGGGAAGGTAAGCATCCTAATCTCGTTGTTAATACTGGACTTCAAAGTATGAATACCAACCATTTTAAGGGAAGTAGTTATACAGCTTCTTTTTTTATAGGGTTAGTGACTGGCCCAGCAGCAGGAACCACATTTGCTGCAGGAGATACTTTGGCTTCTCATAGTGGATGGACTGAGAGCACAGCGTATTCTGGAAATAGACCTGCTGTTACTTTTGGCACGGCATCTACTGCTGATCCATCAGTTATTACTAATTCTTCTTCACCATCAAGTTTTACAATGAACGCTACGTTAGTTGTAGGTGGAGCATTTTTATGTACCGTTAATACAGGAACATCAGGAATTTTATTTTCTGCTTCAGATTTTGCAAGTCCAGGAGATAGGTCTGTTGTTTCTGGTGATGTTTTAAATGTAACTTATACGTTTAGCTTAGACGCTTCGTAAAATGTCTACAGCTAATGGAGGTTTTGGTTCTGGTTCTTGGGGGCAGACCTCTTGGAGTGGAAGTGTTTTTGAACGTGAGATTTTTGAATCTGGCGGATGGGGTTTATCAACTTGGGGTGCTGGTGGTTGGGGAATATCTTCTGGCAACCAAGTAAGTGCAAGTGATGAAGTTAGTGCGACACTTACATTTACTGCTGTAAATATTGCTGAAACAGCAAACATGACGGATTCTCCAACGACTGTTTATACAGTTTTTGGACAAGTTGAAGAAGGTGCAGCAGGATCTGAAACTATGTTGGGAGGATCAGACTTCCAAGGATTTATAGAAGAGACTGCAAACGCTTCAACGGAAATGGCATCAGAATATAGGATTGGTGTAAGGGTTGTTGAAAGTGCAGTAGCTAGTGAACAAGTGACAACGCTTACAACTGTAGATGTATCTTTAGCTGAATCAGCTACTATAACTGATGCATTAACTGGAAGGCCGTTGTGGGAAAACATTGATACAGGAACAGAAGGTACATGGACTAATATACCGACACAATAAGGAGTAAGTAATGTCAACATATAGTGATTTAAAAATAGAATTGATTGGTACAGGTGAACAGGCAGGAACCTGGGGCACTACTACCAACACCAATTTAGGAACAGCAATTGAAGAGGCCATCACAGGTACTGTTGATGTTTCTTTTTCAAGCGGAACAGTAACATTAACTTTAACAGACAGTAACGCAACTCAAAGTGCTAGACATTTAAGATTAAACTTAACTGGTACTTCTGGCGGTGCTCAAAATTTAATTGTTCCTGCGATTCAAAAACAATACATTGTTAATAATGGTACAGCCGACACAATTACTGTTAAGAACTCATCAGGAACAGGAATAGGAGTTCCTTCTGGCAAAACAATGATTCTATTTAACAATGGAACTAATGTTATAGAGGTGACGAATTTTGCAACTAGTCAACAAATTAATTTGCTAACAGGAGCAAGTGCCCAATTAACAGGAATAGTTACCGCACCAAGTGCACAGATATCAGGATTCATTACTACAAGTAGTATTCAAATATCTGGATTTGCAACAATTGCTAGTCAACAGATTACTGGTAATTCTTTAATTGCAAGTCAACAGATAACAGGGTTATCTACTATAGCTTCTGAAAATGTGACAAGATTAACCGCATCTTCTACTGCTGTTGGTGCTTTAACTGGTACATCAGTTTTAGGAGGAGGAACAATTGATGGGACTAACTCTGTAGGTTTTAAAGCTATTCCTCCAGTCGGAACAAAAACAGGGAGTTATACATTAACTGTGGCTGACGTTGGTAAGTATGTTCAATTAGGAAGTAGCGGAGCAATTGTTGTTCCTAATTCAACATTTAGTGAGGGCGATGCAATTGCTTTATTTAATAATACTTCAGGTAACATTACAATAACTTTGTCTATTACAACTGCTTATTTAGCAGGTACAGATGCAGATAAAGCTACTTTAACTTTAGCCACAAGAGGAGTTGCTACGATTTTATTTATATCAGGCACAGTCTGTGTGGTGTCAGGGAATGTGAGCTAATTATGAGCGGAATTTTATTATCAGTTTTAGGTGGAGGAGTGGCAGATACAGGAGTAAATGCTACGGGTGGTAATGAAACAGTTACAACTGGTGGTTTCACTTATCACGTTTTCACAGGTAATGGAACTTTATCAGTTACTCGTGGCGGAACAGCTAAATTAATTTCTCTTGGTGGAGGAGGTTCAGGGGGTTGTGATGCTGCTGGAGGAGGGGGTGCAGGGGAAGTTGATTCTCTTTTTGAGGTAACTTTAGCGGACAGTACTAGCTATTCCGTCACTATCGGAGCGGGAGGAATTACTCCTGGAAACTCCCAAGCTGGAGCAAACGGCGGAAACACT